ACTGACCAGGATGTTAGAAAAAGATTATATGATGAGCAGAAGAATCAAATAGAACAGGATATGGCACCTTTTGGTTTTATCAATGATGGTCTTGAAGATAATACATTTGTAGATGATGAAGGTGATAGATGGTTTACTGATGAGTATGGTGACATGTCTTATATGTGGGATTATAAGTAATGGACTTTGATGAGCAGTTCAATCTAGGTCATCTACTGCTTGATATAAGAAAATGTAGAGTCTGTGGTGAGGAGAAAAATCTTGTGGATGGATTTTACAGAACTAGAAAAGATAGAGGACCAGTTTCCTCTTCATATTCATATGAGTGCAAAGAATGTTGTAAAAAGAGAGTGATGGAAAAAAGAGTCAAGTACACACATGATGTATATCCAGATTGGTAGTTCACTTCCTGTTTCCCCACTGAAACCATTGAAAATAATAAATATTTTTAGTCAATCTGAGAACTTAAGGAGAGTATTAAATGGCAACTCCTCAATTATCTCCAGGTGTATTGGTCAGAGAAGTTGACCTTACAGTTGGTAGAGCTGATAATGTTCTTGATAATATTGGTGCTATTGCTGCACCATTCAAAAGTGGTCCTATTGAAGAAACAGTTCTGATTTCAAGTCAGAGTCAACTAGTTAATGTCTTTGGGAAACCCCAAGATAATAATAAGCACTATGAGGATTGGATGGTTGCATCTGAATTCCTTTCATATGGTGGCACTCTCCAAGTAGTTAGAATAGATGGTTCAAATCTGAAAAATGCTAATGCTGGTGTATCCATAGCATCTACAGATGTAAAAATCAAAAACTATGATGATTATGAGGCAAATTATTCATCTGCATCTGATTGGTTCTATGCATCAAGAGAAGCAGGTGAAGTAAATACTAACCTCAAAGTCTGCACAATTGATAACTTTGCAGACCAAACAATTGGACTTTCAACCACTAGCCCTGTTGGTGCTGGTGCAACTGTTGGATTTGGTGTTACTGTTCAACTGTCTGCAGTTAATACACCTG